GTTCCCGAGGCCTTTCTTGATATTACTGCCCAACTTGGGCCAGGAGTTTTCGACATGCGCAATCACAACGTGACCGTGCTCACACCCGCACTCCTCCAGTTCATCACCGACGCCAGCCTCGGCGTGGTCGCTGGGTGCGAGCGCTTCCCCCGGTGTTACGTCGACGTGACGATCGACGCGACACACAAGGATTGTTTCGTGTTCATCGCGGCATCCTGCCGTACCGTGGACACCCTCCATGGTGAGCACAACATGGTGGAGAAGCTCGTCATCTCGCGTTACGAGGGCGAGAGCCAGTACACGGTTGGTCCTTTCTCCCGAGAGGACAGCCGTCTGATCCTCGCCACGATGATGGCTGAGCGTGAGAAGGAAGCGGTCATTGCCCGCAACCTCAACATGGCTCAGTGGGCGAAGAACAGCGAGAAGTGGTGCTGATGCGGGGTCACCCGCTACGTGAGCCCCACACGCCGTGACCCACGGCCGACCTAGGCATGTCGCGAAACTGCCCTACGTCAGATAATTTCCTTTCACCCCATAACACCCATTATAGAGGAACCTCATGAGAGTCGACACCTTTGTGATCATGCCAAGTGGCGCCGGTAAGACGACGTTGATCGGCGCACTTAGGGCGAAGGGCGCCCTCGGTCTCAGCATTGGCGAGTACGATATGTACAAGGACTACCCCGAAGTGCTGGCTGCTAAGGAGCGCCGGCACGCCGATAGGGAAGCAGGACGCGAAGAGAGCTGGGGTGACGAGAACGATATCGTTCGTTGTCTCATGGCTGAAGACAGAACGTTCTACGACGTATTCTTTCTCCACCACCTCGAGCAACTTAGGCCCAGATGTGCACCCAAGTACATTCTCCACGGTGCCAAACGTGTCATCACTGTCCTCCCGTCCCGCGCACTTGTGTTTAGCAACCTCGTCAAGCGGGAGGGTGAGGGAAAAGCGCTCCTGCTTATCCGAAATTATGACGAGGTAGCTCGTTATGTCGTTGATCCAAGCTTGGGTGATATGGGTCCCTTCAAAACCGAGCTCATCGGCGGGATGACCTCGAACGATACGACCCAACAGTTGGTGTACATGGCCTTATATCCTAAGCGTCGTACCCCACCTCGCCTTGCCCAGCGCAGGCGTTAGCACTCCGCAACCTCCCGCCGCCACACGCGGCCAACCTGGGCATGTTGGAAAACTGCCCTATTACTTCCCTCCACGTTCCTTCTATTATTGAAAGCCTACTCACATGAACAAATCAGTTGTAACACGTGTCCTTGAAGTGACCCAAACACCCGCCTCAGCTCACCACTACCTGAGTAAGCGCGGTTTCATTCTCTCTTCCTCTGGCCTCACTCCCCCCGCACTCGCCGCCTCTTTTGGGGTCTTTGGCCTCTTCACATATCTCCAGACCTACCAGCTGGTCTCGGACTGCGGTTGTGTCGGCGTGGCTTTGCTGTTCTATAGTGCAAGTGACGAGATGCACCTCAAGTGCATGACCGGGTCGATAGAGGAGGCAGTACAAGTTCTGGCCCATACCCCCATCCCCACCGTCATCGTACGTTGGGACCTCACCAACTGCGAGAACAAACATTCTAAGTTCACGGAAGCCGCCTTCGCTGAGCGAGTTCGTAGGGCGAAGGAACTCAGAGGTGAGATGACAGAACACGACGACGATGACGAGAGTGATCCCGATGGTGATGATGACTGGGTCGAGAGCCCTTGTCCCTACGACCCAGACCAAGGGCAAGACACCCCCCAGGCTCCATGGAGCGATCCAGCCCCATGGGAAGATGATCACTTTGGTGACCTAGGTGATCCCTGGAATAAGAACTGATTCGAACGACCCCTCCGCCGGCCAGGGTATCATTGACACCCTGGCCGGCCTTCCTCTCCAACACAGGATAACTACATGAGAAATGCGACCCGTATATCTCTCCTCCAACGTCCCTCACTTGTGCTCTTTACCGCCATGGGTAGCAATGGCGAACAAAGGCTGTTCCCCGTGCTTAGCACACCTGACTTTCATGGTACGCTTCCCTTCTATGGCGAAGCCCTTAAGGTCCGTGACCCTGAGCTCCCCTGTCTTACACATCATAAGTGGGCACCTAGTGCCCATATAGTGCTCAAGCCTTCAGGTTGGCTTACACATGTCGCCACGACATCCGACACACCACTCGGGATGTGGTCCATGTTCGCAGGCTCCGATGGCCTGTTGGCACCCGGCGCGCTTGCGCTCTTTCCACTGACCATCGGCGTCTGCGAACTTGGCGTACAGAAGCCCTCCATCCTGGACGGCGACTTTGGGTACCCGTCACCCAATCAGAAAGGTTTCTGTTCCCCACCATCGGTTTGGAAGATGCGCACCGCCCTTATGGATGTGGAAGCCTGTGCTATCCTCTTCGGTGCGGATGAAGACTCGGTGCGCGCGGATTGTTGGGGTCAGGTGTATGAGGTGGTCAAACGTGCCACGTCCGACGCACCCGCGCTCCTAAATGGTTATGGACTTCAGTATCTGGCGGACTCAGCCCTCAAGTTTGCTCAATATCGTCCGTGCACCCAAGTACTGACATCCTCCGACCTAAGGACTCTTGAATGACATGGTATAGAATACCAGACGGTGGCTGGCGTGAGGGCGATAACGGCGTTTCGGTGCG